ACTGAGTACTACATCAAACCCAATAGGCGAAGTACAGTTGAGTTTCCAGGAAAGCCAGGCTTAACTAGTCAAAGCAAGATACCGCTCCACAGTGTCTATCTTGCTTTGTACAGCTTCTATGTTCACCGTTGACCACAAGCCAGGGTGCATGGGTCTGGGCCATTGTCCACGATCAATCCAGGCATAGCCCATGTGTTCGTCATTCAGCACAGGCACAAACTCATCTGCTACAACACACACCCAAGTGTTGTATTCAAACTGTGCGTCTGATGATGTGAATTTTTCTAAAGGAACAAGTCGTTGATACTCGGGCATGCTGCCCAGTTCTTCAATGCACTCACGTTCCATTGCTCCCAGCAAGGTTTCGTTAGACTCTACTTTGCCGCCGGGCAGTCCCCAGGATCCAGGATGTCGGGTGTCATTACGTAGCAAGTATAGATAACGCCCTGTGGCACTGCTGCGAAACCAAACTCCTACTGCCTTCACAGTACCAGTCTCCAGGTGCCTCCAGGATACACACCTTGATAGCTTTTGACCCAACTGTCACCAGTCCATTCATACTGTAGACCTGTGGTTATATTTGTGACATATTGGATTTCGTTGGCAGTGCTGGCCATAAACGCCACACGCCAGGCACCGTTGCGATATTCAATGATATCATTGGCATGGGCCACTAGAGGACGACCATTTTCACCTACCCAGGCCTGTGCTGGATCTAGATTGACTCCTGCGCCAGTGTCTTCGGTCAGCAGGTATCTCACACCAGCCAACACACTGTCTTCGGGTCTTGGCCCAGAAGTCAAAGGATTGATCACAGCATCCACAGGTTCCAGGGTGTTCTGTGGGGTGGTATCAATGTCCACACTGTACAATAAAAATCTATCGTCGTTTGGATCCAGAACTACTGTGCCCACAATTTCTGACTCATCGGCCTGAATCAGTCTTATTTGACTTACGCCTGGTCGCAAGGATCCGTACAAATCAATCACAGCAGGCCACAATAGATTGCTGTCAGACACAATGCCTGCAGGGGTCAGCAAGTCATTGCTGGGTTCTTGTGCCAAGTCGCTGGCCTGCAACACTTGAATCTTGTTGCCAATCAACACAGTGGCATAGTTGTAAGGAGTAATAACTTGTCTGGTGCCCAACAACAAATCATTGTTTTGCACAGCATCATTTAGGTCACCTTGAGCGTCATAGATTGAAGCAATTACTCGTTCAATCACGCCCAGTTTCAGTACCTTGGCTGGTGGTGAAATGTAAATTGGCAAACTGAATCTTAAGGTGGCAATATCTATGGGATTGTCAGTGCCCACAGGAATGGTTCTCGAACTCCAAGTTACTTGTTCCAAAAACACCACACTCAAACTGGTCCAGTCAATGTAGTTGTCTGTGCTTTGTATTTCCAAACTGGGGTTGAACATGGTCAACACCTGTTCCAGCAATTGAAGTTTTTGGCTGGTATTGCTCGTCCAAATATCCAAGTTGATGGTGAGCTTGTAAGGCACAGGCATGAGTCGTTCCACTGTGAATGCATTGCCTTGAGTGGTTTCATAGCTTTCTGTGGCCGAGTCATAGGTACGTTGCCGAACATTGATTCTGCTGACAAAAGTTGGATCTTGCAAACGTGTTTGTTCATAGTCCAGTCCAGTGATATAAAATGTCATCAACGGAGTGGAAGGCAAAGCGTTGCGGCTGTTTTCTTGTATGATAGTCTGTGCATTGCGACTGGCATCGCCGTAGCGTACAGGCACACGCAACAAGGCGGCAGCGTTTACACCGTCAGTTTCGTTGCCATATTCTACTTGGAATCCTGAAAAAATTCTAGTGAACTGCAACAGGAATCTGCGTATCTGGGCGTCATAAAAAAATTGTTGCACTTGTGTTCTTTCGTTAGGTGCCAGGTGGTAAGAAGCCGCCCTGATCGCCATTGTCGGCTCTGGGTTTCAATGCTTCACTAAGACTTTGTCTACTTGGAATGTTGCCTAGATCTTTGGTATTCACCGTGGCTGTGTTATTTACAAAACTGCTGCGCAGGCTTTGATTTAGTGGCCCGTTGTCAAGAGAAGTTCTAACCTTCTGTTCAATCTTGACCCAACGCTTGCCATCATAACGAAACAGTCTATTGGGTTTGTAGTCCAGGCGCAACACATAATCACCAGCCACAGCACTGGCTGGGAATGACACAGCCGGGGTCACAGGCAAGCCATTGGGCGCCACAGCACCACCAGTCATGTAACCTGCGGCATAGCCTTGTCCTTTTGGTGTAACGTCCATGCCACCTTGTGTGCCATCCACTGTGGTGGTGCCATCAGCAGTGATGCCACTGGGATTGGCTGGCTCACCATCCTGTGTGGGCACAATATAAAATTTACTGCTGTCGTATCCAGACGCAGGAGTCTCCACCTCAGCTTGAATCAAAATGTCATCGTTGATCTGATAGTCTTTGCTTCTGGTGCTGATCACATCACTGATACTAGGCGGATTGGTCACTGGTAGCCAGGCTGTGGTGTCTGTGATGTCAGTGCCTGCTGTGACATTTTTTTGAGCAGTGTAGTAGGTATCACCGTAATTGACCACTGTGCCAGTGGGATAATAGTTGTCGTTGTCCCAGATGTTTTCGGGCATGAATGGGCGTTTGAGTATGTCATTGTATTCTTGTTGGTTTTGCAACGGTGTGGCTTTCACACGCCACAAGTGTGGCAACCAGGTACGGCTGAATCCTTCGGCTGCAAAGTCAGCATCTTGTATCACATAGTATCTGGGAATGGCCAAAGGTATTTCACTGTTGAGTGGGTGATAGTCTTTCAAATTGGGCAGTTCCAACACATCACCGTTCATGAGCTTGCGCCCAAATTCGTCAATCATGGTGTTGTAGTGAAATGTAATAAACAGCGTGTCGTTGTTTAAAAACAAACCAAATTGTGTCAAATCAAAATCAATGTCTTGATGATTGAACACACCACGCATGGTGTATATGTCTGTGGAATAAATTCTGTCGCGGTTTTCCAACAACAGCAGGTCTTGAATGTTCAGCACACTTTGATCTTCGTACACAGGTTGTGTGGCATCAAAGTTGCCGCTCAAGGTAGAGTCCGCACCGCCTGCTTGTGGACCCAAGTATTTGTGAACATACATGTCGACTCCGCCAACAGTGTACATTTCACGAATGGTGCGATCAAAAAATTGATAATCTTTAGTGCGATTTGGGCGGTATAGGGATAAGCGTGGCATGGTATATTTATAGTACTTTGGGTTTACCTTTGTGTGGGTTGACCGATAATTGCCCTAATGCTATAATACGGACTTAACAACAAAGGAGCCAGCAATGAGTGATTTAGTAACCGATTTGCACAGCGAGATGATCAACAGTGTAGCACCAAACTACAGTATCAATTATGAAGCAGAGGCTCTTGCCAGTTTTGAAGCCACTGGTGATGACTTGATGGAGATGCTTGAGACTCGTGCCACGGACTTTATTGCAGAGACTACCGGGGCAGATGTGCGCGAGGACTTGGGCGGGCTCACAGTGTTTTTCCGTGGTAGTACTTTGGTTGCATTTTATGACTACGAGCAATTTAAAGGGCATGTGTTTTGACCCTGAGCCCGAAAGGGCTTTTGGGGTTGACCAAAAATTCTTTCTCTGCTATAATTACGTATAAATTTACCAGGAGCCCATATGAATGCAACACGAGCCGCTGTCAAGCCAATGAACCCTCGCAGTCCTGATACCAAATACACAGGGTTGGAACCCACATGGCGTGTGCAACCCACAGACGATCGCACCAGTCAACTGAGTGCTGCCTTTTCATGGTACAATTACTTTTATGGCAAAAAAGATGCCCGTGAAATGCTGGTGGCATATTTGGAACATAATGGCCGCAAAGCAGATGTTCGTGCGTTAAAAGGCGTGCCAGACTCAGCAGTTCGACTGACCACTGCATGGCTATGCCGCATGAGCATGGTGGGCCTGGACCTGACAGACACAGAACAAGTGAGACTGGAAGGCTACATCCAAGAAATATTAACTGCACGTGAACCCGAAGTGGTGGTTGTTGAGGCAGTGCCTGTGGCAGCCAAGCCCAACATTCAAGACCGGTTGCGTGAAAAGGTGTCAGAATGTGCTGGTGAACTGGACGGCATGTTTGATGAGTTTGTGGTTGCAGGCGCCAAGATGAGTGCAGACTACAAGCCTATTACAGTCATCCGCGGACTGAATGTAGCACCTCAAATGATTTCAGACATTGCCAACTTGTGGAAGCACAAACTTGCAGAGTTTGAAACTGCAATCGAAGGCAAAGATGCACAACTTGCGGAAGGCTACAGTAATTTCAGCAAAATACAAATGCGCAACATTGTGAAGTTTTGCGAAGCAGTGATCAATGACTGCGGTGCGTATGTGCAGATCAAGAAAGTGGAACGCAAACCACGCAAGGTCAAGTCAGTGCCGCCAGAGAAACGTGCCGCAAAGTTCAAAGTGTTAATGGAATTTGCCGAACTCAAACTCAAAGGCCTGCCAGCCGCAAGTCTTGTGGACAAAGCAGAAGCCTGGTTGTACGATACCAAGAAGCGCAAGTTGATTCATCTTGTGGCTGACAGTCACACACAGGCATTCACTGTGAAAAGCAACAGCATCATTGGTTTCAGTACCATTGAGACCATGCAGAAAACTGTGCGCAAGCCAGCAGATGTTGTCAAGGCTGTGCAAGCCGCAGGCAAGCCAGCCGCACGTAAGATCTACAAAGACCTCTCCACAACTGAGACTCCATTCAATGGACGTGGCACGGAGAACTTGGTAGTGCTCAAAGCCTGGTAAGTAGTGCATGCATGTGATCCCCAACAAAGTAGACCTATACATTACCAATGTATGCAATTTAACCTGCCAGCACTGCAATAGATTTAACAATTTCAACTTTAAAGGCTGGCAACGTTGGGGCGACTATGAAGATCAATACCAGCAGTGGGGCAAGTTAGTTGATCTCACAGCAGTCACTATCATGGGTGGGGAACCTTTTTTGAACCCCACCCTGATAGACTGGGTGCAAGGCATCAATCGCATATTTGGAATTGAAGTTCAAATACTCACAAACGGCACTAGATTTAGACACAATCCTGATCTTTACGATGCTTTGTTTTTCGAACATCAGACTCGTCCGCACAATCACATTGGTGTGAGTTTGCACAACCCTGATCAGTTTGAAAAATTAAAAGAAGATATACTATGGTTCCTCAAAGGACCAGTACAAATATATCCAAAAGGACATTCGGAAAATTTTTGGAATTCTGATTATCTGTTCGTTGACCGCAATGGCATAG